ATTCTCCTGAAGAATTGATAGTAGCAATACCACTAGCTCCACCTGAACTGAAAACTACTGGTGGAGGATTATCTGGATCATAACCAGTTGCTCCTGCTACAGCAACTGCAACGCTGAGAACAGGACCGCTGCCAGTTATAACATCGACCCATCCTGCATGAGCAGCACCAATACCAGTTGCTCCCATTTCAGTTGCATCTACACCATATACTGTAGCTCTTTCTGATAAGCTAAGTACTTTTGGTTTTTGCTGTATATAACCAGTTGCACCAGTAATGGGACCAGTTGAACCATGTTCAGTTGTTAGTGTTATTCCAGTAGCGCCAATAATTGCGGCAACTACATATTCGTTTCCATTTAATACGATAGAATCACCTGGATCTACTAAAACTGATAAATCATCCCCTGTTCCTTCCTGACCTACAACAGTATCTAGAATGTAATAAGTATCTGTTAAAGGAAGGAAATCTTTATTTCCGTGTGTTGACATTTAGAAATTTCTCCTTGTAAATGTAAGCTTACAAGATTATTTATAATAAATTTCATTTAGAACTATCTAAATATTCATCTACAATAGTATCTAATTTATCAATTTTACTTTTTGGTATATTGTAACTTTGTAAACAAAGTCTATAATCGTTTTTTAACGAATCAGGCCAATATTTAATTGGTATATTATCAATACCTGCCAACCATGCATCATATTCATCATGATATTCTTGTTCTAATTGCCAACAACAAATATGTCCAAATTCATGAATTAATAAACTAGTTAGCATTCCCCAACAATCATCTGTTGGTTTTTTATATAAAATAATATATTCATCTTGTCCAGCAGAAGCATTTGGAAACTTATTAGACATATAATACTCTTCAACATTAACTTCAATTTCTTCTTCATTTTTCAAGAAATTAACTAATGTATCAAACAATATTTTGTCATTTTCCATCGAAAACCTCGTTCTTCTGTCTGTTTACTATTATATGGACATTTTGATTATTTTTATTAGCTATAACTTTTGAAAGATTTTTTGTTCCTAGATAAGTACATGAAGATCTCATACCACCTAATATCTTTAAAATAGTAGATTCTAATGATCCTCTAGATTCAATGTTAACACATTTTCCCTCTGGAGCTTTATAGGAATCATATATTCCTTTATCAACCATTGCCTCCAGAGAAGACATACCATAAAATTTAGATCCTGTTTCTGTATGGCCTGCTAACATTCCACCAATCATTACAAAACTAGCGCCGCCAACAAATGCTTTCATTATATCGCCTGGATTTTGACAACCACCGTCGGAAACAATTTTGTAATCATTACAATTCAATATTGCTGAAAATTGAGGATAACCAATTCCTGTTAATGTCCTAGTAGTACATACAGATCCAGATCCTATACCCACTTTAATAATATCAGCACCTACTTCATATAACTTATCACATCCTTCTTCTGTTACTACATTTCCTGCAATGATAGCAGTAAATGGTAAATTCTTACGAAGATATTTAACAGCCTCTATTGTTGACTTCAGATAACCATTGGCGACATCTAAACAAACAAATTTAATATTTGAATATTCAATTGCAATACTGATACATTTATCTAACTCTTCTTTTTTTGTTCCTGTAGAAGGAATTACATAGTTATAATTAATATTAAAATCATGTTGTTTATAATCTGATAATTCATATTTCTTGTTTAAACAAGTCAATATTTTAAAAGTGGATAAAATTTCAGCTACTTCAAATGTTCCTATGTGATCCATATTACTAGCTATGATAGGAATTCCAGACCATTTAACATCTCTACTGACATCTCCTTGAATACAGAAAGTGTAATCACATTCTAATTTAACTTGATGTCTAGATAAAATATCTTCATCAGAAGATCTAGGAACTATCAGTACATCATTAAAATCTAGTGCTTTCATATTTACTGTCCTGTACTACCAAAACCACCAATACGATCTGTTTTTGCTTCAGGGGCTTGTGTGGATTCTTGTAATTGATACTTGAGCATTGGTATTAGTTCACACTGAGCTATTCTATTTCCATTACTAATAACTACGTTTACTTTGCTAGTATTATGCATCACAATATATAAAGGATCAATATAATCATAATCAATAATACCTTCAGAATTAGCTAATCGTAATCCTTGTTTAAGCGCTAATGAAGATCTAGAATGCACACGAACAGAAAAGTATTTCGGAATATCCAAGATGATCCCGGTTGGAATCATGATTCTAAAATTGGGTAAGATAATAATAGAATTGGCTGGTTTATTCGTAGTGGAGACGAATTCTACTGCTGGAAACAATGGAGCCTCAACATCACTAACGGTCTGAGTGTATACTTCATTGTTCTCGTCGTAACATTTGACAACAGTTCCAGGTTTCAGATAAGCATGTATATCAAAACATGCTGCTCCTTCTGTACTGAATTTAGGATCTAATACATCTTCATATTGCTTATAATAATTTAAATTCATAATATAATCTCCTTTTCAATACAAGAGGGAAAATATTATTTTCCCTCTTGGGGTTCTTTATTTCCTCTGATAAAGCCTAATAATGCGGCCACAATTAATTCAACTTGATGGAAAGCATCACCATAACCGAATGCTCCAAGTATACACAGACTAATAATCAAAAAAATTAATATTAATAAATTTCCGCCGTCCGATGCTAACCCATTCAAGAACTGGTTCCAAGTAGTTCCTTTGAATGGCATGATATAATTATCCTTGTTTTTTATATTGAGAATATGCTAATTCAATAGCAGTGTTCACAACATGGTCTTTAATTGGTTCTTTTGATTCTTTCTTTAATACTAGTCTAGCTAGATTTCTTAATGCTTCAACCTTATCTATATTTGGATCGAATACATCTTTAAATCCAAAATAATCATAAGCAACTAGAATTTCATCATCAATTCTGGTAGGAGTTAATTCTGCTATTTTTTTAACAATAGGATAAGCCTTATTAACATAAGGTGATAAAAACTCTAGAATACTAAGTAAAGCTTCTGCGGTTTCGTTCGAAAACAATTTGACTAATCTATTAAAAAATGATTTTATTTTGTTCATTGTAGTACCTCGTTATACCTCGTTATTATTTAGCTGCGATCACAATTCCAAGTGTTCCTAATCCATAGGATATTACTTTTTGATACCATCTTGGTTTTGTTAATTTATTAACATTATCAGTAATTTCTGTTATATTTTGAGTGATTATAGGAGTAGAATCACTAATAGTATTAGTCATTAATGAAACATCTTGAGTAATTTGTGGTACTGAACTGTTCACTGTACGGAAAGTGACAGATCCATCTCTCATTACATTCCTAGTATCAATCAATAAATCACTTGTCATATTTTGCCAACAAAGATCATTTACATCACAATCTGTTTGTAAATCAAATCTTTGATATAAATTATTTATATTTTTTGGAATGGTTGAATAATCATTCGCTATAATGTCTACAGTAGATTGCATATTATCTATGCGACTCATTATATCACTTTCAATAACATCAATGCTATTAAAAGTTTCTTTCCTTAAAGAATTAATTTCACTGAAAGTATTAGTTTCTATAAAAGAAACATGGTTATCTATTTTATTTGTTGTGTCAATTAAATAATTAAAAGTATCTTTTCTCAAGAGTTTTATTTCATTTAAACTTATATTCCTAGTAGCAATCACTTCTTTTTCCAGTGAAGTTATTTTATGTTGCAAGAAGTTATTAAGATTGTATATACAAAAAGATGATACCAAAAAGAATATAGCTATTGATATATGTTTAAATTGTTCTGCTCTTGACATACTCTATTAATTCGGAAATGTTTTTTACAGTAAAAGTTTTGTCTAATTGACCATCAACATATACTAATAATAGTGGAAGAATTCTGACATTAAGATATGTCATTAAATCTTTATTTTCTTCTACGTTAATAATTAATGTGTCACTCTGAGATTTAATTATATCCCAAAGTGACACATGTTTGGTCGAAGAAGTAGATCTCAATAAGATATATATAATTGGTTTTTGTATTAATTTATTAAAAGTATTGAGATCTACTTGCATTTTATTTATCTGTTCTTTAATCCTTCAAAATAGTTAAGAGCATCGTCATCTCCATCATTATCACTCCATGGAGTAGAATCATCATTATCTTCTGATTTAGATGCAATAGGCATAGCAGGTGCAGGAGTTTCAGGACCAGCAGAAGCTTTTTTCATACCTAATACTCTTTCCATTCTAGCTTTAAGATCAGCATATGACTTAAAGTTTTTTGGATCAACAAACTCAGATAAATTATATTGAGTTTTCCACAAAGCTTCTAATTTTTCATCATCTCCTTCTAGGAGGGGAGTCTGAGCTTCGAAAAATGAAGAATCGTAATTAGGATATCCTTCTACTTTCTTTACTTTTAGCTTGAAATTTGCACCTTGCCAAAAATCAAAAATATCAATTGCTTGATCTCCTTGAAATTCAGGTTGAAGCTTTTCTTGGATTTTTCCAAAAATCTTCTTACCATAACGATAAAGAAATACGTTTCCTTCATTTTGTGGATTCTTTGGATCTTCAATGACTAGAATGTTCGAAACATAAGATTGCTTACGTTTACGTTTTCTAACAATTTCTTTGTTAGCTTCAATTCCAGTTGCCCAAAGTTCCGAGTTAATTTCAGTTACTGGATCAGATTCACCTAATGTTGTGCGTGAATTTTCAATATACCAACCACCAGGGCCTTGAAATGAATGATGATAATAAGTTACCCATGGAAGGGGATTATCATGGCTAGCTGGTAAAAAACGAATAATAGCTGTACCGTTTCCTGTTTTGTCGTCAATCGGACATGTCCAAAATCGATCATCAACATAAGATTTATTTTGTTTTTGTAATTCATTGACTAATTTTTCAATATTAGTTGAATTAGATTGTTTCTTCAGTTCTGCAAAGTTCATTGTTTTCTTTCTCCTTTTCTATTTTATTCTTTTCTATTTCTGCATTTAAACTAGCTATTTCTGAATATAATGATTTTAGTTCTTTGGTAAGAAGTTTTATTTGTGTTTCTTTTTGATAGTTATCATCATTAAGTTCTTCATATTTATTACTTGCTTCAATAAATCCATTATATAATAATAAACAAAACTTTTGTATAGTTTTTAAATTATCTATACTGTATTTAATAGATAATAATATATGCTCTGGAGTAATTTGAACATTTTCAGATTCGGGATCTTCAGGCCCTGATCCTAAAAATTCAAAATCTTCATCTTCATCATCATGGTTGTTATATTGTTTATTTGACATATTAATATTTATTATAGCATATCAATCTAATAATGTAAACTCCTTATTCAAGATTTCTTTCAACTTCTCCTGCGGAGGAAATCTTCGAGAAATAAATGGTTTGTATTTCATGAAGAAAGCAAATGAATGTTTTGTTAAAGGATCATCTAAATCTAAATCAATAGAGTCTATACATTCTAACAACAAAATCATAGTTTCAGTTTTGATTAATTCTTTGATGTAAAAATTAAATAGCAAATTTAAATTGTTAGAAAATAACTTTTCTTTTGAAATAGATTTCTTTAAACATTCTCCTAGTATTAGTGATAGATCTTTTCTAAAGTGCATTTCAATATTTTCGAGATATCCTACTCTTGCAAAGGTTTTGTTTACTACATCTTTACTGAAGATATCACGAATAAAAAAGTTATGATTTAAAGTTGCTGCTGTTACTAATCTTTCTAGATATGTTTCTAGAGCAATTATATTTGCAGCTTTTGTAAAAAAGTAAGAATCATTTCTAGCTTTAAATGAAGCTAAAGAAGATCTAGTTTTTCCTGCACTTTTGAAAAAGTTGTAATTTGATTTAGGATCAAAATGAAGCTTGACAGCGAGATAATATCTATAATAAGTATATGATCTTTCTTCCAAATTCATAAAGGCAACACATTGATATTATTAAATTGTGGCTTCAATAACTTTTTTGCTCTTGCTGTGCTCTCGATGTTAGACCTCAAAGAGGAAGGAATAACGTCAGCTAAAGATTCAATATCATACCCTTGTGATTCGCAATAATGAATTGTTGCTTCAATATAATCTAATCCTCCAACATGGACTAATCGATTGACTTCTCTTAGTAAGTCTTTTGTATTAATATCAAATGAATTGTTCATATTCATAGTTTACTATGAAAAATATATCCTGTCAACTACTTTTTTTTTAAAAAAACACTTGACAAACTTTGTTGATATTATTATAATATCTATGTCCTTTCAAGTTATTATAATAAACTCATTGATGGTATAATTATAGGTGATTTATTAGATAATCCTTCTTCAAAGTCTACTAATAGTTCATATACCACTTTCTTAAAGTTAACTTGACCTCCTGTTAGTTGACTTATCTGTATTACTCTTTTATCCATTTCTTGCATAGCTTCTTCAACTGTTGTTGGTATATTTCTGTCATATTGTACAGTTGAAGGATTAAATTGAGGAACAGAGAATCCACTATTTACTGTCTCATTATCTTTTTCATTATTAGGATTAATAATTAGATTTTCCATATAATTTCTCCAATTCTACTTTCTTTATGGTATAATTAAAATCTTCTTGAACATATATCTTCAATCTTTCTAAGAAATGATTCCAAGTATAATTAGGTCTTTTTCCTACTAGATCATCTGATATGTCGTATATTACAGCATTTTCTTTTTCATCATGTAATCGTAATGCTCTACCTATTGATTGTAATGTTCTTATCCTGGATTTAGATGGATAAGCAAAAATAATATTACGGAGTGACTTAATATTTATGCCAGTAGAAAATACTTGAGAACTAGCAACAATGATTATGTCTTTTTCTTTGTCAATGGATTGTCTTATAATTTCTCTTTCTTCAGCTGGAGTACTACCGTCTATGTAATAACATTTCTTTTTTTTATTAGATACTAGTTGATTATAAAGTAACTTACCATGTGCTTCTACTCTAGAAAAAAGTATTAAGGTATTGCCTTTAGTAGAATCAGCTAAATCACAAATAAATCTATTTCTTTTTTCATGAGAGATAAGGAATCTGACTTCATCCTCAAATTGGATAAACCTTTTCTTTTTTTCTTCATCACTGTAATTTAAAGTCATACATAAGATTTTTAGATCAGATAACTTGTTTTCGGATATCAGTTCTGTGGTAGTGGCTACTTTAACTATAGGTCCAAATAATCCTTCTAATATCAATTCATTCACTTCTAATCCATCTAATGTACCAGTGAATCCATATCTATACTCAGCATTAATAAACTTTTCTAAAAGTTTCGAAACTTCTTTTCCTTTATAAAGATGTGCTTCGTCTCCAATTATTGCATCAATATCATGAAAATAGTTTTTTTCCATATTGAGTAATGATTGCCATGTAGATATAATGATCTTCTTTTTTTCTTTTTCTAATCCACTATAAATTTTAGTTACATTTTCTGTGAATCCATCATGGTTTGAATAGTCTTCGAAATCTGAATATAACTGTTCGACTAATGAAATAGTAGGAACTAGTATGACAATTTTATTATCAACTAATTCACTTAACAGTCTAACTATAGTGTAAATGATTAAAGACTTACCTGATCCCGTGGGTGAAATGAAAATAGATCTTTTTGTTTGTAATGATTTATATATTGCTTTTAATTGGTGATCATGAGGAACTATTTTTTTACCTTTGCT